GATCAAATACCTAATACCAGGCTTACTGAGTATTGGGAAATAATGGAAGAAGGGTTCGATAAGTTTATACAGTTATCAGAATCAATAGAGCAGACATTACTATTAATGCCTTCTCATTTAATAGAGGTGGAAGGTAAAGAGGTTAGAGTTCCAACAAACCCTAATTACGATAAAGATAAAGACTTCATACATAATATGTGTGATGTTAATTATCTAGAGAGGACCCATGAACTGTGCGATGTTCCGTTTAAATTCTCTCCTAAATTCTTTCCTACCAAGTCTGAAAAAAAGTTTGCTACAAACTTTAAAAGAAATCTAAAGACTAAACATCTTGTTATGTGGGTGTTGTCAGGATCTTCTGTGCATAAGGTATACCCTTGGTCTGATCCGATCATAGCAAAGTTAATGTATGAAAGAGATGATGTAACAGTTTTAACGGTTGGCGACGAGGTTTGCCAGATGTTAGAAATAGGATGGGAGAACGAGAAGAGGGTTATAACCAAATCTGGTAAGCTCAGCATAAGGAAGACTCTATCTTTGCTTGATGTATGTGATGTTGTAGTTGGCCCTGAGACAGGAGTTTTAAATGCAGCTTCGCTAATGGACACGCATAAGGTAATATTCTTATCTCACTCTTCAAGAGAAAATATGGTAAAGCATTGGATAAATACGACAGCATTTGAACCGGAAGATTGCCCATGCTTCCCTTGTCATAAGTTGCATTTTGGATTTGAAACATGCAACAGAGACTTAAGAACTGGTGGCGCATTGTGCGCTGCTAACATACATCCCGAAGGGGTTTATAACGACATCGTGAGGCATCTTGGATGAGCACTTATTTACAGTTATGCCAAAATATGGCTAGAGATATTGGCATTCCTGGCAGTGGTCCGTCTAGCGTTACATCGTCATCTCTTAGTGAGGAAGAGAATGCCGTTATAAGGTACATTAAAAATGCAGACATAGATATCCAGAGTAGATGGTTTGATTGGATGTTTTTGTGGAAGGAGGCAACCATTAATTCGGTGTCTGGAACATCCACATTAACCTCTCCAACTGATCTTGGCAACTGGAATGTGGATACTGTGGTGTGGGATAAAGGAACAGACAACAACCTTCCGTTAGGGTATATGCCTTGGGGGGAGTATTTTGAGATGTATAAGCTAGGGACAGTTGACAGTGATGACCCAGAAGTTTTCTCAATAAAACCCGATAACGTTATGGACTTATACCCAACTCCTAATTCTATTACTCCTGTGTATTCTCAGTATTGGAAAGTCCCTACTGAGTTAGCAGTGGATAGTGATATATCTTCTATACCACCAAGATTCCAAAGAATTATAATAGCAAGAGCAAAGATATACTACGCCGAAAACGAGGATGCTCCTGAAGTCCTTACGGGATCTTTAGCTGAGTTTGAAGATCTATTAGATAAACTAGAAGCTGATCAGCTGCCCGGACAAAAGAACAGAAGGATGCTTAAGACTCAGGACTTAGCTAATTTTACGGTTGTCCCAGAATGAGTAGACTTATAAGGCATGGCACTCCTGGATCGAAGTTGAAGTCGGAGTACTTTCCTTTTGAAGGGGGGATTAATTTAGTTGATCCAGCCCAGTCTATGTCTCCTGGAGAGCTGGTTGCTGCAGAGAATTTCGAGGTTGACTTAAGAGGTCGATATAGGCGTATAGATGGATACGAAAGATATGACGGCCAGACATTGCCATCAAAGATTGAGCCGTACTATAGGATACCCTTCACAATAGGGAGCGTTAAATACCCCACCTTTACGTCTGCCTATAGTACGGCTTTTTTTCGTAACGTGCCTTCTTCTGGAGACATGGTAAAGGGTGCAACAACAGGAGCTACAGGGACTGTTTTGGTGGTGGTTATGGAGGCTGTAACTGGTGGTTCGGCAAGTGGATCCTTTGCTGCTGACGATGGCGAAGGGTATATTTACTTTACAGTCACCAGCGGGACTCTTCAGGATGGAGAGAAATTATATTTTTTAAACAAAGATAGCGCCTTCGGAGGCGAATTTGATGTGGAGTTTACATAAATGGGAACACCGACGCAATTAAGGAAAGAGAGATCAGTTTTAACTGGTACGAGTTTCGCAGATAATACTACTGGTACTATCACGGCTCAAATGGTAAGGCAGTTTGTAGAGTCAGGTATGGGCGGGTATGCATGTGTGGTTGCAAAAGCGGGAACTCCAGCAAGTCAAGCTATAGCATCAGGCGCTACCGCTACAATAGACTGGAATGCAAACGGTGCTGGAGCTAACGCTGTAGATGACACAGCTACTGTAACCGCTACATTGGTTGGGGCCGATGCTGACTTCGCTAATGATAGAATAAGGATCTATGATAAAGGGTTCTTTATGGTTAATCTTGGAGTGTCATTCGCAATGACTGGGACTGATACTGTTGTATGGACCTTTAGGGTTGCTACGCAGGCTGATGCTGGCAGTGTGGTGTATCCAGGGTTTGATGCTGCTGTTCAGCGAACAACGGCTACTGTAGATAATATGGCATCTGTTAATGGTATCATCAATACCACAGGGCATACTAATTATACGGACCTTTTAGCTCAAGTAAAGAATGGACATGGCAGTAATTCAGAAAACTTTCAAATGCATTATGGTCAACTGTCAGTATTTAGGGTTGGGTAATGGGGCTTTTTGCCACATCTAGCGCTTACGGTCCACCAGAGAAAAGAGATTCCAGCCTAGATGTTTCTCTATTACCAGAGCTTCAGACGCTCATGGAGGATCAGAGAAGCCTCATAACTATTGTTCCAGGACAAGGTAATGTTTTAGGAGTGTGGGTTTTGAGCGGGAATACCTATGCAATTAGGGATAAGGTCGGAGGCGCAACTTCAGGACTTTACGTTAACAGCTCAGTAGGATGGACCGAGGTGGATCTAGGTACGGCCCTAAACTTTGATGGCACGACAATTAATGGCGAGCCTGTACCAGGAACGGCTGGCACACCAACAACTATAAAGGGCGGAACAAGCGGAGCGCAGGGAGATTTGATGGGGATCTCATACCACGGTCTTTGGGAGACTGGAGCAACCGGGCGTATGGTTTTATCCAACGTCACTGGTGTTTTCGCAGATGATGAAGATATCCAAATGCCGCTTATCCAATTTGATACTGGTAGTGTTGAGATATCTCCTGGTGATAACATCAAAGGAGCAACCTCAACTAAAGAGGCTACTGTTACAAGCGTTACTATTACCACTGGAACCTGGACGTCATCCAATGCTGCTGGGTATATTTCTGTAAAAAATAATACAGGCACATGGACCGCTTCAGAGGATATAGACGTAGGTGGAAATAAAAGAGCTCAGATTATTGCTTCACCAGCTCAGCCAACAGAAGTTAAGGTAGCCGTTGTCAACGGTACAACATACGATCAAACACTACAACCCGGAGGGGCTTACGAGTTTGTAAATTATAACTTCCTTGGCGATATAGACACTAATGCTATGTTTGGGGCGAGCGGGGTTGATAATGGATTTTATTACGACGGAACTACATTTGTAAAGATTGAAAGCGGAAGAGATGAAGACAAGCCGGAGCATGTAATAGCCCATGTAAAGCATCTATTTTATTCTTACGCTGACGGGGCAATACAGCACTCAAGCATAGGCGAGCCTAACAAGTGGTCGGTTGTGACTGGGTCTGCTGAGCTAGGTATCGGCGACGTTGTGAGCGGGTTTGGCATAGAGATTAATGACGTGCTATCAGTATTTACTAGAAATGATTGTTACATGTTATATGGGACATCTGCAATAGATTGGAAGCTGAGAAGGTTTCACGCTGGCGCGGGAGCGATTAAGAATACAATTCAAAAAATGGATCAAACGTTCTTTCTAGATGACAGAGGGTTAACGTCTATATACACGGTTCAGTACTTTGGTGATTTCCAGTCAGCAGTAACATCAGATAAGATAGATCCGTTGATTCAAGCTAAGAAGGATAATACTAAACTATCATTAAAGGTTAGAGGAAAAAATCAGTACAGGCTATTCTTTGATGATATGACTGGTATAGCCATGACCTACTTGAATAAAAAGAATGTAGGGATAATGCCCTTTACTTTAAAGCATCAGATAAATTGCGCCTGCTCTGTTGAGGACGTCGATGGATTCGAGGTTTTATATGGGGGGTTTACTGACGGGTATGTAAGAAGGTTAGACTCAGGAAATAACTTTGATGGTCTATCTGTTCCGTCATTCATTAGGACAGCGTACTATCATTACGGAACCCCCGGAACAAAGAAAAGATTTAGGGAGTTAGATCTAGAATTGAATGCAGATGCCTCAACAGTTGTAACTGTTTTTCCAGACTATGATTATGGCGGGACGTATGTTCCAAAATCGTCTCCGGTGTCTGATGCATATCCTATATCTGTTACAGCCGATGATTGGAATCAGGCTGATGTTAGTAATAGCAACACAGGGGTTACAGTTGTTGCTTCAGAAAGATTAAAAATAAATGGTATAGGGACTAATATGGGATTAATAATAAAGAATGATACCACATACGATAAGCCTATAACCCTGCAGGGGGCTATCGTTTATTATACACCAAGGGGCGTAAGAAGGTAATACTATGTCATATTCAGGCGAACATTCAGTTGACTATACTAATACTAATCCAGACTACTGGTCTGG